CAAGAACAAAGAAAAATCCTAGGATATCCAGAGGGTTTTCAATTACAATACGATAACCCTTTTGCATATGCTTGGCAAAAAGGAATACAAAATCCTTGGAGTAGGACATTCGGTATGGATTATCCGGGCAGAGGATGGTAATAACAATAGATATATTGGAGATAAATTATGACTATGAATTATGTTGACAGATTTGATGCAGCCCAGGGAGCAAGAACCAATAGGCTTCCTACTGGTATTAGAGAAGAGTGGAGAGAAAGAAGTCCTGAAACTTTCGCTGAATACGCAAGTCAATATGGTGGACGTGAAATGAGAGAAGGTCTTGGCGATTGGGGACGAAACCAACTTAGAAACTTACAACCTACTATTTCAAAGCCTCCGTTAGGAGGAGCACTACCTTACACTCCTAGGGAACAACCTCCTATTTCAAAGCCTCCGTTAGGAGCACTACCTACACCTTCACCTTTAGGGCTATCGGAAGTCAGACAGATGTTTAAAAATAATCTTTCGCCTATACCTTACACATATGACTATACCCGCAGTCCGTCGACTAACATGCAACAGGGCCCTTACACTCCTAGAGGCCCCATGACTGGCCCAACTATTCGTAGAGGAACTGATGTTGGGGTTGATGTAACTCCGTGGATGGCAGGAGGTGCATTTGAACCAAATAGTACTGGTATTCCTTGGGATTATACGCACCCTTATCCTACTCCTAGCAGAATTGGCCCGGCAGTTGTACCACCTAGAGGATTTACTGGTCAAATAGAAAGAGGTTACCGTGGGTATCCACAAATGCAACAGGAAATTAATCCATTACCACCATGGGTACCATTTAGGAGGCTGATGCCTATACGTCCACCAACACGGTATCCAACCTCAGGAATGCCGGTAGAAGGATTTTAAATAATAATGCTTATAGAGGATAGATTATGGCATACACTTCAATAGATTTATGGGATGCACAAAACCCGGCACGACCTTTTGCATCTGGTGTAAATACAGGGCAAAATACGGGAGCTACTATGGGAGTATATATAAATGGTACATATTACCCTAAAGACCCAAGGCTTGATAAGGAACGCTATAAGTTTACCAAAGAAGGTGGGTGGACGGGAGATAATCCTGCTTGGACTATAGACTCTCAAGGCAATATTGTCAGACCTGCAGCACAGACAGGTTTTGGTGGTACTGGTATTGGTTATTCAGACCTAGGTGCTGGAAATACCATTGGACAGAATGCTTTTTCTAATTTTAATACTCCACTTGCACCAGATCTTGTAGAACCACGGATGGCTTACTATGGCAGTGGAGCTGGACAGGCATTCGGTGATATGTCTCCTGCCAAAAGAAGATTTTTCCAAAATAGCTTTGAGCAAATCTACGATGAGTTTCTTGGATACCAAAAAGATCAGATGAGTAAAGGAATACCAGAAGATGCAACGTTCTTTACTGACTATCTAGAAACCGATCCGTTTACAAAAAGATATGGCAAATTAACTCCAAGTGAAAGAGGAGAGTCTACAGCTAGGTATAGTCCTAAAGCTAGACATATATATTTTTAATGGGAAGACCATCACAGGAATACGTAGACAACTCAATAAAAAGACTTGAGGAAGATAGGCAGAAGGGAGTTACCACACAGGTAATGGAACGTGCAATGCCTATTGCCGCAGACGTATGGAACCTAGGTTTTGAGGCAATGCCTGAAGCGGCTTATTCTCTGGCTACAGGCTTGATACCTGAAAGTATTCCTTATATAGGTGGCGGTGGTGAAAGAGCAATAGAGACAAGAAAAATAATAGCTGAACGTAGGAAGATGAATAAGGAGATAGCAGAAAAGTTTGGTGCGTTTAAAGCAGGCCCCGTAGGCATAGGAACTTCTCCTGAATATGCCAAACATTTATACGAAACAGGAAAAATACTAGAGAAGAGATTTGAGGAACGTCCGTGGTGGCAGGAGATAGGAACAAGTGTATTTAATCCTTTGGATTGGGCATTAGGTGCCGGAATAGGCAAGGTGGTTGGAGCGGGAATCAGGGGAGTAAAAGCCCTGCGTGGTACAGGACTAGCTGCAAAGGCTCTGAAGCCTGCAGCAGAAACTAATGTAGAACTTCTTCCTTCTTGGTTTAAAAGATTCAATATTCCTGAAACAGACTTAAGAAAAGCCGCAGATAATATTCCTACTCCACCTATTACGCAACCTACTACTCAGGCACTAGCTATTCCCTTTAATGTTATTCCGCCTATTGCTAAAGCGGCAAGACCTTTACAACAAGGTGTAATGGATATTGCCGACCCTACTTTATATCCAATTCCATTACCTACACAAACTCCAGGTACTCAGTTACAACAAGCTGCAGAAGGACTAGGACGTGAGATGGCAGAAGGTCTTGGCATAAGACCAATTCAACAGCAATTATTACCCGGACAACGTGCGATTAATATAGCAGAACAACAAAGGATGCCTTTCGATGTAACTAAAGGTGAGGGATTGACTCCACTAGCTAGAACCAAAGATGTGCTTGAGGGGCTGGAAATAAAAAAACCAGATATATTACCCGAAAGATTTAAAAAGTTTGACCTTCCAGACATTCCTATTGTAGCTAGACCAAGAGAAAGTTCAATGAAATATCGTCCGGCTGGTGTAGAGGGCGAAAGATGGATTAATCCAAAAGATATACTTGGCCCGTCAGAACAAGCCACAATTGATAATTTTAGATCTCTTTTAAGTAGCCCTCAGAAGTTAAGTGGTGTACACATACTCCCAGATAAACTAGCTGCTTTAATGCTTACTAGAAATACTAAACGATTATTTAGTGAAGCAGAGCAACTGGATATATTTAATTCTTTTGCAAAGAACATGGATGAAGCTGAGTCAAATATGTTTGGTGCATCAGTTGGTAGATTTGAAACAGCTTCTGAAATCCGAAATAAGGCACTTAGAAACATAAGTGAAGCAGAAGAAATAGAAGCTGCACGTTTTAATGTACAAGCATTTGAAACTCCTTTCTTTAAAGCTAAACCTATAAAAGGATATATAAACGGTAAAATAGTTCCGTCTGCAAAAGAGTCTCCTGAACTTCTTCAATCAGGTGAAAATATGGTTATATCAATGCATGGTGGCAGTTCAAAAATGTTTGAGAAATTAACAAGAACTGGTGTTGCAGAAGGGCAAGAAAAAATATCTTGGAAAAATACATTAAAGGCAATAGTTACTGATGTACATGGGCCTAAATGGTTTAGGTTTGTACCGGCACTTACAAAATTTGCTGCACCGGAATACAAGCGTGGCGTAAGCTGGGCTGAGTCAGTAGGTATTGATGGTATATATGATACCCTTATAGAGCCTATGTCTAAAGCTATTACCGCTACCAAACCATCTTATGAAGCTAGAGAACTAGCTAGAGGAGGACAACTAACTGAAGGGGCTAAAGCTCTTATGGGTAACATGAGGAATTTGTTTCCCGGAGATGATATTACTGCAGCTTCATTATATAAGACTAACCTAAGAGTTCTGGTAGGTAGACTAGGCCCCCATCAAATGGATAAGCCTTTAAGGGAAATATTAGATAATCCTGAAGAAGTACACAGGATGATGATGGATGTATTTGAAGCAGCCTTTGAAGAGCTTTATAATAATAAAGCATATACAGGAATGTTTAATCGGCTTGATGATGAAATGCTGCAGGGATTACGTTCTGGAAAATTTAACACACAGAAGGAATGGGATCGTATACAAACAAGACTAGAAGAGTTACAAGCAGAGGCTATAAGTAAGGGGCAAACAGTAAGCAGCAGTGGACTTGCTGGCCCTTATGCTCTGAATGATTCAATAAAGGCTTTTCATTCTATCTTTAATCTAGGTACTATTCCAAACGAATATGCTATACATCAGCTTGCGACTTTATTAGGCCCTAATGTAGGTAAAGCTCTGTTAGCTAAAAGAGTAAGCACCATTGCAAATAGATTATCTAGAATACCGGGAATGAGTGCACTTGCTCCTGTTGGGCGTGTGCTTGGATTAAAAGGAATAGGAAACTCTACTCCACAGGAACTTATATGGAATCTAATATCCTTACCCAAAAGTCTTAGAGCATCATTTGACCTATCGTTTGCTTTTAGGCAGGGAATGGTGTTGCTAGCACATGATCCCAAAGCATGGAAAAGTTCTTTTAATATGATGCTTAAAACTGCATTACCGGGTGGAGAACGAGTTGCACTTGTAGTTGATAATTCAATTAAAAATCATGAGTTATATCCTGTATCTCAAAGGGCAGGATTAGATTTAACAGACGTGACCGGCATGCTTAATATAACAGCTAGAGAAGATGAATTTCAGTCAGCCTTGGTACGTGGTATTCCATATATAAGGGCATCTGAAAGAGCGTATGTGACTATGGGTAATAAGTTACGTTTTGATACGTTCCTGAATCGTGTTAGAGACTATGAGATGGTAATGAGAAACGCAGGTAAAGAGATGTCTTCATTTAGGAAAGACCCAGAGTATTGGGATGCATTAAGTTGGAATGCTAAATTTATAAATGATGCTACTGGAAGAGGCCCATTGCCTAGAGCAATGACAGATGCCTATGGAAGTCATTGGGCAAAGACAACTTATTCTGTGATGAACGCATTTCTATGGTCACCAAGATTTTTAACTTCACGTATAAGACTTCCCTATTCTGCCATGATGGCTTCAAGAAAAATGGGTAATTCTACGGCTAGAGCAGCAATATCAGGTGTGTCAACAGGACTTGTTTCATGGGTAGGTACCGGTGTAAGCCTTATGCTTTTCTTTAAATACTTTATACCCGGAGCAGATGCAGGAATAAATCCTAATGCAAGTGACTTTGGAAAGGTTAAGATAGGAAATACTACATTTGATATATGGGCTGGTTATGCTCCTTTGGCAAAAGCAGTAGCTCAAACAGCATCAGGAGAAAGAGAAACCACTACGGGAAAGACTATGGATGTAGACAGGCTAGATGTTCTAGGAAGATTTGCCGTATCAAAGTTTTCTCCTGCAGGACAGGCAGTTAAAAAATATGCTATAACAGGAGAGGGATTCTTTGGTGAGGATGCAGATATATGGACAGACATGAAAAAACCTGCATATACACAAAGTAGCTTATGGTATCAGATGGTAGTTCCAATGATGATAGAAACTATACATGATGCTTATGACGAATATGCAACCCCTATGGTTCCTGCAGAAATGGCAGAGAGAATTGGAGTAGATCCTTCAGAACGTAGAGCCGGATGGGATGCTTATCTTAGAATAGCAGGTGCGGGTATCGCAGAAACATTTGGTATAGGTACATCTACATATATAACTAAAGAGGATATAGCCAAAGAACTTACCTCTGCATGGGAATCTCCTTTGGGGTATGAAGAATTACCAGAGATGGGCAAAGAACCCGGTATAGTGACACAACAGACGGTTAAGCAGATAGGAAGAGAAAAAGAGACTGCAAGAGGTATGGAAAGAACTTCCGGATTAACCGGGGAACTTGCAGAACTTAATAGAAACGAACAGGATTCTATAAACAATATAGGTACTATAGGACTGACTATCGGTGGTCAAACTATGTCTGTAAATGAATGGATTCAAAGTTATGAGATGCAGAATATAAAAGGTGTCCCAGATGCAGTAAGAAGCAAAATAGGTGACCTATTCTTTTCTATACGTTCTGACTTCTTTTCCAGAAAAGACCAGTCTATGTATGGAGAGGAATGGAAAGATATTACTGAACAAGAACTACAGCAGATGGACTTTAAAAATAGAAAACTTGCAGAGTGGAGAAAGATAAGGTCTGGAGCACGGGGAGCTGATGAATATAATAAGATGCTGGATTCGTTTGAAAATAGTCTTCAGAAATCTGCTCATCCAGAGGCATCTATGGCTTTAGCATGGGTTAGAATGAACGCATATGATATAAATATACCGGAAAATATTCTTCCTCACTTACCGTATATAACTCAGGTTAAATACGACATGGCTAGAAAACTAAGAAGTTCGGGAAGTCCATTTGTTGAAGGATTTGGTGCAGAAGAAAGGCGTGTTCCCGAATCTGTAAGAGAAAAAAGACAGGCTCTGGAGCAACAAGAAAGGCAGAAAAAACCATTGCTGCAGGAATTGTATAAAGGATAATAGACGTTGACAATATTACTTAGTGTAACTAAAATTTGAAATAATGGAGGGAATATATGGTTACAGAAAATGAACAAATAGTAGAAGTGACACCCGAACCTCAATCAGAGGTACAGGTAGAAACAGCTACGCAGGAGCCGGTAGCAGAAACTACTGAACAGCCTGTAGCGGAGGATACTGCCCAGGTTACTAATCAACCAGAAGCAGCTCAACCGCAACCTGAGACTGTACAACAGGGGGAGCCAGTACAGACTCAAGAGCCCGTAGCTGAACCAAGTAGAATGGCTAATCTACAACAGACTATTGCTCAACAGCAACAGCAGTTACAGTATCTTGCTGACGTTGATGCTCAAAACAAAGCTCAACAACAGGCTATTGCATATCAGAAGCAACTAGAAGAGCAGGGTTGGATGCCCGACCAGGCACAGACCGTAGCTCAAAACTATGTTTCACAGATGCAGCAGTCTCAGCAGCAACAGCAACAGTTGAAGCAACAGCAGGAGTTTAGGGATGGACAGAGAAATGCATCCATGTTTTTTGCAAAGAAATATGGATTAGGTTTTGATGATATGCCTTCTCTTGAGAAACACGGTACTCCACAGGATATGGAGACTGAAGCTAAAAGGATACAGGAACTAAGGCAGACTAAAGCTGAACTTGATGCACTCAAGAAAGCACAAGTCCAGCCACAACAATTTGATACTAATCAACCTGCTGCAAGTGCATCAGGTTCTGAGGACGAACTCTTAGATCAGTATAACTCGGGGGTTAGAAACTCCCAAACCGAAGCAGCAGCCAGACGTGCTGCCGGACTAGGCTAAAATCTATTACCAATAGGAGGTAATCATGCCACAGACTTCGACAACTGGGAATCTAGAAAATGCCCAGAAAATAATTATAAGTGCTGCTCGGTACACCGAGGAACACAACGCACCTGCTATGGCTCTTATAGAGAGTTTTAGCCTTGGAAAAGGCGAGAAGCAAGTGACTGTCCCTAAAGTAGGACAGATGACTATGTCAGACCTAGTCGATGGTCAGGACATAGTAGACGAAGAAGAAATCGGAATGACAACTGTTGATCTTACTGCGTCTGAAGTAGGGGCTAAAGTTATCATTACGGATAAACTTCTAAGGCAATCGGCAGTCAACGTAATGTCTATTATAGGCAGGCAGTTGGGTGACGGTATGGCTAGAAAAAAGGATACAGATGTTCATGCATTGTATTCTGCTCTTAACGGAGGTACTACTCTTGGAGCAAATGCCACAGATATGAGTCTAGCCTTTGTTGCAGCAGCGATTGCTTACGCTAAAGCAAACAAGTTCGGCAGTCAGCTATATATACTTCAGCATCCAAATGCTGTGTTTGATATAGCAAGTAGTGCTGTAACAGCATCTCAGTATGCAATTCCAAAAGGTTGGTCTGAGGATTTACTCGGCAACTTCTGGAGTGGTATACGACCACTTAACAATGTTCCTATCTTTGAAGATGGAAACTTGTCAACAAGTAGTGGTGATGATGCAATAGGTGTAATAGCTGATAAATCTGCATTAGCTGTACTTAATAGTTTAACGACTAAGACTGAAAGACAGAGAGACGCTTCTTTAAGGGCAACAGAAATCGTAATGACTTCTGACTATGGTGTGTTTGAACTTGATGACAGCCGTGGTGCACCTCTTACTTTTGATGCTGCTGCTCCTGCAACGAGTTAATAATGGTAACAGGAATAACCGAACATAATAAAATGAAGAAAGAGTTGGTTGATATTGGCTATTCACTTAAATATATGGATGAATGGCAACCTAAAACAACCTTATACAGGCATAAGCCTGCATTAGATATTAAAGGGAATATAGTGTTTGACGTAGGTACTTTCATAGAGAACGTACCCGGTAGTCCTGATTACACATTAAAGAAGGCTAAGATTGGTTTGTTCCAATGGCCTCCTAGTGATACATGTGAGTGTAGATGGTGCAGAGAGAGAGCTGCATCTACACTCAATCGAGACGAGAACGGAAAGTTTGTTAAGAAAAAATAGATTGACGTGTAACGATTGACCGAGCGTTAGTCTATAGTAAAATATCGGTTGGTCGCAGGGCTTGACCCTGTAATATAAATAGGAGGCATATTAATATGTCATTTCCACAGTCGATAATGGGTAAATATGGGTGGGAGAAAACAGTTACCACCTCTCAAAAACATAAACTGGGTACTCAAATGCAGATTGATGATAGAGAATTTAAGTACTATAAAGCAGGCGAGGCTATAACTGCTGGTTTGCTACTGATGCAACCCGCTGCAGTTGCAGCTCACGACCGTGATATAACTGTAACTACAGGTGCAGATATTTCAGTGGGAGATACTACTGTAAGCTTAGAAGTTCCAACTACAGACTTAACTAAGGATCAGTACAAAGATGGGTGGCTTATACTTAATGACATAGGTGAAGAAGGTCATATGTATAGGATTAAATCTCATCCTGCTCACGATGCATCTGACGATAACACGGTCATTATCACACTTGATGAAGAAGATGGTTTTGTACATGCTATCTCTGCAGGTGCTTCAGCCATTCAATGTGGACTAGCAGCTAATCCGTACCTTTCATCAACGATTTACCAGCATGATGCTATAGTAGGATCCCCTCTTGGGTGGAGTGCTTCTGATGTCGCATCAGGTTCTTTCGGATGGATGTGTGTGAAGGGTCTAACAATGGCTCTATGTAATGGAGCTATTACAATAGGATTACCAGTAGTTGCAGCTAACGATACGTTAGACGGTGCTGTTGAAGCCTTAGATTCTGATGATGATGCAGAAGGTACTATAGTTGGATACATGGGAAATACTGTTGGTGCAGATACTGAATACTCGCTAATCAAAGCAAACATACAGTAATGACTACAGACTTATGGACACCACAGGGGGTAGTTAAATTAAATACTACCCCTAGTGGGTACAATGCAGAAACCGGGGAAAGAGTAGTTACTCATACCTTTCGACTTGAAGATAAGGAGACAGGTAAGAAGACTATTATAAAGATCCTAGCTGATGACTATACGGATCCTGCACATATAGAAGATATGGCAGCCCAATCAGCAGAGACCTGGTTTAATGAAGTAAGAGCAAAGGGTAGTAAGAAGGCTCCTACTGTTAGCCAGAGAAAGGAAATAGGAAAGATTCTTGATGATATCAGAAAGAACTTTAAAAAGAGAAGACAGAGTAGCAATAATAAGATACTCTATCAGTCTATAAAATAAGGGGAGATTTTATGACAACAGAACCTAAGTCAATTAATATTACAAACGATGATGTACAGTCAGTACTCAATACTGAGGCTGGTAAATATCAGTTGCAGATAGCTGCTCTTAGTAGAACTCTTGGTGAACAACAAAAAGAGATTGAAGAACTAAAGGAGAAGTCCTGTAGCTGTAACGAATCGGAGGAAGAAAATGCCGATTAAAGTTGGGAAGCGTACTTTTAAAAAGCAACCTAAAAAGGCAAAGGCTTATGCCAAGAAGACTGGCAAGAAGATGACAAAGTTAAAGTATTAATTGGCTCCTATGGAGTTATTAAATGCCTACAATTCAGGGACGGACACGTAAAGAATTACGCCAGAGTATTGGCTATAACCTAGGAGCCATGCGTATAGGTGAAGTTACTACTACTGCAAGCGATACAGTCACTCTTATAGATTCATCTCTTACTACAATTATAGGTGGAGATGATGAACATAAGGGTAAGTGGATAGTATTTACTTCCGGTAGTAATGACGGTGATATAGCAAGAGTAACAGATTACACAGCATCTAGTACTACACTAACATTTGTTGCAGGACAAGGTGATACTATAATAGCTACTGCTGATGGGGATTCATACGAGTTATGGGATATGGATTACAATCCAGACATGATCCATGACATGATAAACCAAGCAGTAATCAACGCTACAGGACACGTATATGACCCCGTAGAAAAACTGGATTTACACTCTAATGGTAGGCAATTACGATTTGACGTACCTTCAGGGTTGTCTATGGTTCAGGATATATACTTCCGGGATAAGGTGGACTCTACTACCTTACTCAATCTAAATGATACCCTTGATGAGTCTACAACTTTAATAACAACTACATTAAACGGTGCTATTAGTGATGCAACAGCTACTTCTGTAACCGTTACTTCTGCTACTACATTAAGAGCTAACCAAGTTATAACAGTAGGTTCAGAAGAGATGTCTATAAGTAGTATCTCTTCTAATACATTGACAGTTTCAAGAGGAGCAAACAGTACTACCGCAGCTACACACTCTGACGGTGCTGATGTTCTTATATATCCGGTAACTGACACAGAAGATAAAAAGCAGGGAACTGCATCTAATAAGTTTATAATTTCAGCAAGTGGTGGAGCAGGTAATATAGTAACAGACTCCATAACAAGCAAAGATATCAGTAAATATGACTACTTAGAGGGTTGGGCTAAGATTACAAGAAGTAGTGGAACTGCCACTGAAGCAGGAGATTTGCAGATACTACTTGATGACACGGCTAATTGTGTAAGTGTACTAGAAACACTTAGTCTTCCTATTCTTAAGGATGATACTTGGACATTCTTTAGGGTTAAACTAGGTAATCCAGAGCTAGATACTGCAATAATATCTATAGGTTTAAAGTACACTACAGACCTTGGAGCCTGTACTATCTGGCTAGATGACATCAGGGTTGTAAGAAACGACTCTGCTCAGTGGGAGAAAGTACCTAGAAATCTATGGAAAATAGATAAAGAATCTAACGATATAGTATTTGATTCTTATTTCAAATCACTTGCATCGTATAAATTATTGAAGTTAGTAGGTGGAGAAAAGCCAGCTCTATTGAGTGCTGACTCTACTGCAAGTGAGATAGACGATCAGTATATTATAGCTACGGCTACTGCTTTTGCACTATCTTCTGCATCAGGCGGGCCTGCTACAGACCCGGATGCACGCAGACAACAGGCTGCTTTCTGGTTCGGTATATCAGAGCAGAGTAAACGTGCCTTCCCTATGCTTAGAAACGTAAGGATGGTTAGTTAATGGCTAATAAGGTAGTATCTCCAAATGAGATATATCTCAACGAAACCTATTTCCCTATAGAACGTCCTGTACAGAGCGTACTTGCGTCTATATACCCAAGTAAGGTAGTCATAGGTGATACCAGTAAGGACTCACAGTTACGGTCATCCATCATAGCATGGTCTGACTGGCGTGGTGGCATAGGTATAGACAGGATGGAAGGTGGAGAGGTTAATAGAGCATGGTGGAGTGACTGTCAGCTTAGATATAAGAATCATTTAGTACTTGGAAACTATGCAAACGCAACAGATACCCATGCACACGGACTTGTAAAATCAGGTGTAGGTACTGGAATAGCAGCCATAACTGAGTTTAAAGACAAGATATATGCCGTATGGAACGGTAGTATATCTGAATCTCCAAAGATATTTGTATATAATAATGCATCAGATTATTGGTGGGATGGTAGGGTAGCAGATCAGGCTATAGGAGTTAACGGAAGCGATAGCTTTGGAGTTCCTGACCAGGTAACAGATTCTCTAAACTTTACCGATAGGTCTAATAATAACTACCTTGTACTTGCACATTATGACAGTAACGGAACTGGGTATAGTTATGCTACTGTTCCTAGTTATGACGGAAGTAGTAATGCCGCATGGACTAACGATGCTAAAGATACCAAGTACCTTGCAGAATGGGATGGTAAGTTATGGGGTATATCTTATGCGGGTCAGCTATGGCACGCAATAACACCCGGAACAGAGACAGATGATGCCCTTTTACCTCTACCTGAAGGGTATGTAACAGGATTATTTGTAGCTAGAGATACACGTGGTGAGCCTATATTATATGCAGCTACAAAGCAGGGATTATGGGCACATGATGTCATGCACGCTAAGTTTGTACAGACAGAAATGGATTTTCCTTTTCATCCACACGCTGGAAAAGGCACTACCAGGTGGCGTGACAGTATATATTTCCCCAGTGGATTAGGATTATACAAATATATCAACGGATCTAACAATGCCGTACTTACTGTTGTAGGGCCGGACAGAGATGACGGTCTACCCACTGATAATAGAGGAACTATAATGCTTGCAGAAGGTACTCATAATGAGTTGCTGGTAGGCGTAGATTCTACTACAAATCCCACAGTTACATCGACTGATAGTGTTCCATATCAGTGGAGTATGCACCATTTCGGCTCTCCTGTTATAGATAACGCTTCAGGATACAGCTCTATACTTGGATATAACGATTTAGGGTGGGAAGCTAAGTGGGTAGCATCTACCGCAGGTAGAAAGATAGATGCCATGCACGTTTCCAATGCATACTCTGATGTGAATGAAAATTATAGATTATGGTGGGGATTTAATGACAGGGTATATTATATGAAGCTACCTGTAGATATCATAAACCCCTCTAAGGTTACAGAATTTGAGTATAAATCTTCAGGAGTACATGAGACTCCTTGGTTCAATGCAGGACAGAGTGAGATAGATAAATTAGCATTAGAGTTAAAGGTTGAAACACAGGATTTATCTACCAAAGAAACTGTACAGGTTCAATATGCTACTGATTATAATGAAAGCTATTCAAGTTTTACCGATAGTTCTGGTGATGATATCAGTACTATAACAAGTACAACCCTTGGAACAACATCAGGAATAACTGAATTTTCGTTTAGGGATGGTAGCAATAATCCTATAGGTAAAAAGTTTAGATCTATCAAGTTCAAACTAACTCTCGCTAGGTCAACCACTACAAGTGAGGCTAACTATCTAAAAAATAGCCCTGATGTAGTGTCTATGACCTTGATATGGAGAAAGAAATTAGATGCTAAATGGGGGCATCAGGTGGGTGTAAGTCTAAACAGAGACTATAAAGGCAAGACTCCCAAACAACTTAGGTCAGCTCTCATATCTGCAATAGAAAGCAGTACGTTGGTAGAGTTTACGTTCAGAGATGACGATAGTACCAACAGAAACTACTATGTAGATGTCACTTCTGCTACCGGACTGGAGTCTACAGGCTATGACGAGAGGGGATCAAGTACAATAATGCTGGTGGAACCATGATAGTAAAAAACAGTACAACAACAGTCAGTACAGCAGGTACTGAAGTACAGCTTTCCAATACTACTAGCCGTGTATTGTGGATAAAGGTCAAGGCACTCGCAGCAAATTCAGGCATAGCATATCTAGGTATAGCAGGAAGTATAACTTCAGCTCTGGGATATGAATTGTCTGCAGGTAATGAGATTGAAATCAACTTTGCTGACATAGGTGGAAGTATATTATTTTCTACATTATGGGCAGATGCAGCTACCAATGGTGATAAGTTAGCTTGGATAGCTGTAGTGGATGGATAGATGACTACTCAAAACTACAATGACATAGAACTTCCTCCCGATTGGGAAGGAAGTAAGCCTGAGTACCTTTGTTATACAACTCTCATATCGTTGGGTAAGCAGCCCAATTCAGATTTTACATACCAGTCCCCATTAGAAGGTGGAAGGCTCCAAAAGGGTGGTATGATAATAGATTTTTTATTTGATAATCCTCCGGACTTGGCAATCAACGTACAGGGGGTGTATTATCATTATGAGTTCGGTGTTGAAACAAAAGCCAGAGACTTAATGGCTAGAGCACAACTTGCCGGACAGGGAATGACGTTGGTATTTCTTGATGATGATGACCTTTTACGTGATGCAAAATGGCACGTAGAAGAGGCACTAAAATATAGAGATCATTCACAACTAGGAGCTCTCGGAGGTTAATATGACTATTAATTTAAAAGGAAATTTATACCAAGATGACGGTGATGCCGTAAGCGATGCGACAGTACAGGCTTTAACGGCAGGAACTACTACAGTAATAGCCACAGATACTACAGATAGTGACGGTGCGTGGGATTTTGATGGCATTGCAGAAGGTAAGTACGATGTAAAGATTTCAGCAGGTACATCTGTTAGATATATTAAATGGAATGATGAAATATCTCTTAGAGAGCTCGATGTACGTAATGATAACGGTAACACAAGACCTGCTGCTACGTTCACAAACCTCACTAATAACGCAGCTAATCAGGTAGCTGTATTCAGCGGTGCTAATACTACCAGAGCAGACGATGATGAGATATATACTTCCTTTAAGCTGGCAAATAGTGCAGCAGAATTGATTGAATATGGACGTATGACTGTTGTTGCTAAAGATGTAACAGATGGTACAGAGGATGGACAGATTGAGTTCGATGTCATGAAGGCAGGAACCCTTACCAAGGTATGGACAATCACATCAAGTGATGCTGCTGCTATGTCATTCGATATGAACGTAGATTCTCTGACTATAGGGTCAGGTGCAGACACAGATATATCCCTTACCTTTGATGCCAATACAGCAGATGGTGTAATCACATGGATGGAAGATGAGGACTACTTCCAGTTCTCTGATGAAATACTTATGAATAGTACCGAGAAGATATTGTTCGGTGATACTGCAACATTCATACATCAATCATCAGACGGTGTTATGACTATTGATGGAGAAGCAACTATAGATCTTAATGCTTCTACCGCAGTTCTAGTAAGCAATGACTTAAAACTGAACAGCGATTCTGCTGTTCTAGGATTTGGAGCAGATAACGATACCACGTTAACACATACAGATGGTACTGGCTTAACTCTAAATTCAACCAATAAATTAACCTTTGGGGATACAGGTACATTCATACACCAGTCTTCTGACGGTGTACTTACAATTACGTCAGACACTACAGTAGACATCAACGGTGCAGTAGAATTTGATGGTGCTTTGACCGGTATAACAAATATCACGTTATCCGGTACACTCTCAGATGGTAACTATACGTTTGATACCAGCGGTAATGTCAGTGGTCTTGGCACTGTCAGTTCAGGTACTATTACAACCTCTGGAAATATAGAGCTAGGTCATGCTAGTGATACGACTATTGCTAGGTCAGGTTCTGGAGCAATCACGGTTGAAGGTACGCAGGTACTTCTTGCAGGAGCACAAACAGGCATTACAACAATAACTAATGCAAGTTTAGTTGTTGGTAGAGATGCAGACAACGATATAGATTTCACTACTGACAATAATATTAGGTTTAGAGCTGGTGGTGAAGACCAACTTACATTAACTGATGGAGCTTTAACTCCATCTTCTAATGCTATTGTGGATTTGGGAACCGATGCTCTTGAGTTTAAGGATGCATACTTTGATGGCACGTTAGAAGCTGATGCGATTACCATAGGTGGAACTAACATAGTAACGGGTAGCCTCATAACTACCCTAGGTACTATTAGTGCAGGTACTTGGAACGGCACTGCAATTGCTTCTGCGTATCTTGATTCAGATACAGCACATTTAAGTGGAACACAAACCTTTACTGGAGCAAAAACCTTTACTGATACAGTTACCGTAGGTGTAGACGATGATGGAAAAGATGTTAAGTTCTTTGGGGAAACTGCCGGCTCATATATGTTATGGGATGAATCAGAAGATGATTTGATATTAGCAGGTGTGCCGAAATTATTTATAGGCGATACTGCCAATTCCAATCAGACTATAGGGCTTACTATAAATGCGGCAGGTAATGAAGGTGAAATAATAACACTTAAAGCTAGTGACTTTGGTGGAACTGATGCAGACGGAAGTGGTCATGATATGACTGCTAAAACAGAATCTGACACCTATGGGTTTATAGGAAAGTCAAGTAGCACCCAAGGTGGATTAGTATTAAAAGGTTATTCATCTGCTAAAAGAGGAATGCAACTTGTTGGGGCAGCTACTACAGATGATACTGCTAAAGATGTAAATGCTAACTCTCATGTAGTAATCCGTTGTGAGACATATGATGGAAGCACTAGTGTAACTACTCCGGGTACTGATGCCAATCTATTAACTGTCCGAGGTCCCGGTGGTACTGTTAGGTTCATTTGGGACATAGAAGGCTCTGCTCACGCTGATGTTGAATGGACTACATACGATAAAGAAGATGACCTTGGATTAGTTAAAGGTATGGAACAAGAGTTACTTCTTAGAGAAGATGAGGGACAAACAGAGCGTAGAAAATATTTAGAAACAGTAGGCATTATTGGTAAAAACTCTTGGCATATGGAAAACGGCAAACAAAGAGCCATGATTAATACAACAAAGCTATCCATGTTACATCATGGTGCTTTGATACAGGTAGCAGACAAGCTAGATAGATTATCAGAAGAAAATAAACAGCTACGACAAAAGCTAGAAGCCTTGGAGGTTTAACATGGCAGTAACAATATCAATAGAATTAAGTGATGCAGAATATGCTACAGCACAGGCAGCATTTGCTACTGATGACGGAGATGGTAACGCAGTAACTATAGATGCAGCTTATCTAAAAGCAAGGTTGGTTAACGTACTGACTGCTAGAGTAAGGTCTTACGATGAGGGTAGGCAATCAGTATCGTATTCGAGTTTCTCTCCTAGCTAGTCATGGATATCCAACAATTGGTAAATTCTATCTCAGACTTAAGGTCAGACATGGGTAGGCTTAGAGGTACGATAGGTGGCATGGATACCATGCTATTAGGCATAATGATATTACTTGGTGTAAACTGTATTGCAACTATCATAATCGGAATAGCAGTGTGGAATAATGGTGGATAAAGAGAAGAGTAAAGAGGATAAAAGTTCAGCACAACTAACAGGTAGAGAACTAATAATACTAGTGATCTTTGCCCCGGTAGTTTTTACGTGGTTGTTCTTGGGTGCGAGGATCATATGGAGTGCATCATCCAACCCACAAACCCTGGATTCAATTGAAGGTTTGTTAACGGCACTAGCAGTACTGACTATACCAGTATCAGCAGGGTTAGGAGAGCTCTGGAAATTAGGAGGTAGTAAAGATGAATAAGAATTTTTGGAATAAGATAATATTTGTAATCAAAGGTAGGAAATTAAAACTACCTACCGTTAAGATGCCGTCCGTAAAGGCTCCAGAGATGGCGAATGTTGACACGCCTAAGATAGGTGGGTTGAAACTGCCTAAGTTCTCAGGGTTCAACCTTAAAGGCAAGACATCAGCTATCATCTTTGGCTCTATACTAGCCAGTACAGCACTTTTATCCCTAGCCATATACTTTTCTATAGCCGGTGTGGTTCAGGCACCTATGTATCCCGAATCAGGGATGTATGATGTGGCTGGTACACAACAGCTAGGCTTTGTGGAGCTCACGGTAGGGGAAGAAATAAAGGATCAGACACAAACGCTACAGATTAACATAGGCGGCAGCATAGTAAGTGATTTAACTTTCAAAGATATGAATGTAGGGGCAGATAGTGGGGTTACATATGCTATACAGGTGGATAACACGGACGGAACTGGTGCTAAGATTCTATGTGAGAATCTATTACTTCAAAATATAATCGCACCATCACTCAGATTTAATTCAAGTACCGCATATAATTTATATGTAAGTAGTACAGTAGCTGACGGATTCTCAATTACACCCACGTTAAACTCAGACCCGGTTGACTACAGGTTCGGTTCAGATCGTGGTGCTCTGAGCGTGCCTGAAGCATCTGGGTCTGATGTTGACCGCATAGTAGTGTCTACTGGTAGCAGTACATCTACGGTGGGTAACATCACGTTTGAGAATATACGAAGTAAGAACCCTATAGACATACAGGACATAGCCTGTAGTAACGTGACCATAAAGGACTTGATAATAGGGGACGGCACAGGTATAGATAGTGCCAGTTTCGTATTGGGAAGTACCGTTAAGACACGGTCACTTAGTTCTGTGGGGAATACTGAAAGGAATATAAGCGTGAAATGATATGGCGAAATATAGTCGTAACTGTGTACTTGATAATTTGCATATACGACTTTATGTTAGTGCCTATCTATTATGGGGTAGCAAGAATGGGATTAGATCTAGCTGATTATATGAGTCATCTACAGGAGATCGAAGATCCTATGGTGCAAATGGAATACTTAAAAAAATTGGTTTCGCAGCATGAACCTAACACATTGAAGGGCGGTGGATTGTTTCACTTATCATTTGGTGCGATAATAACTGGAAGTGTATTTGGTAAAAATAAGGATTAGAAATGAAGAAGTTAGCAAAAGCATTAACGATAGTAGCAACAGGTGTAAGCACCTATGTATTGCTACGTAAGTACATAACAAAGAGGAGGGGTTACTATGTTTAAGGCAATCAAGTTAGCATTGAAGTACAAGGATTTGTTGGAGCCGGCAATCGAAATGATTACGGTAGTTCAGAATTCTGTGAGTGACGGCCAACTCTCTAAGAAAGAGAAGTCAGCCATCATGTCACAGATGTGGGTCATCATTAAAAAGGTTCAGTTAATTAAGCAGAAAGCCTCTTAACCCATCCGGGTGGATGCTCATCTTTTTACTAATTGTACTAACAGGTTCGGCATAGCCTAATACTTTGGCATGTCCTAGTTCTTTAGTTCCGCCACATTGTAGGCAGGAATAATAGCAATAGCTTTTCTCGTCTTGCCTAAAGATTATATTCCCACCACATTTATTACAGTTCTTTTCTCTAATAACATAATCTGATCTCACTTAGAATCTCCTATCATGTTGTCCTCGTATTCCTCTACCCAGGACAGATTGATAAGCCATCGTTCCCCAATCTTGTTTGCAGGTATGTCTCCAGACTTGCATTTCTTCCAGATGAAATGTCGAGAGCATCCCCATCGGTCAACGAGGTCTTTGATACTGATTAATTTTTGTTTGGGTGGTTGTTCATTTTCTTTATTCATTTAGAATCTCCTTCTTTTTTTAGTTACTGTGAATACCATCTTTGCTTCTTCTCCAAATCGATAGACCAACTCATAGCGTAGGCGTACTGCGGTATCATCTACAAGCACACCCCCATCTACAAGTCCGTCTATGTATGGCTTGGCTGATGCCAATAAGTTATCCATGTCTCTGTTCTTTCTCTGTCTATCCTTGAAACCTGCAACAAACTCTATCTTTAATATCGCAGCTTCATAGGGTTCGTTTGGTATATGTACTGGATTGTCCTTATCTTTAAGGGCAGCCATCATGATGTCTCTAGCGTTTCTCTTTGCCTCTGACTTCTTACCCCAATGCACACGAGCATTAGGGTTAAGGTCAAAGCTTGGTAAGTGAGGTATCTCTACTATTGTTTTCATCATTCTCCTTCCACGAGGATAATACCAACTGCATCATCATCATCCTTTTTCCAATCTTTATCTATCTTAGGAAATAGACGGCCAGAAAGATCACGTACTTTATCTATATGACCACCCCATACAAGTTCATCTAACAAACCATGTATTTCCTTAGCATCTTTAGCTAGCATATTAAAATGATCTTTCAATTCATCAAGAGTCATACTCTTTTGCCAATCTTCTGGCAAACCAAACCTTTTGTATCCTTTTATTTTAATTACCATGCGGGCTCCTTATCTTTGTATTTATATTCTCCAGTACCTGCCTTCTCCCAATACCCATCCTTGTCTACGTTCTCTGATAGCCTGGCCCTAACTGTGCCGGGTCTAGACCCACAGGCTTCTGCTATATCTTCAACAGATATGGCCTGGTACTGTCCGGTTGGCTCAATCTGGTCACTTAAGAATATCTTTATTCTTTCTACCAATGGTAGTGCGGCTCTAGTATCTGCATCTTCTGTTACGTCTGCCTGTTCTACCTTGACAGACTGAACAATCTCGTTGGCATCTTCTTCAAAGATAAACTCTAGGGCAAAAGGCTGATGCTTCTTACTCATGTTTGTTTTCCTATGATAGAAGCCTATCCTGAGTTTGTTGTCTGCTATAGTCTTGCTTGCCCTCATCTCCCACACATTACGTGCTTCAGCTACGGTGTACGTACTACCTATAGGGCCTATGGCTGACTGCTTGGCAACGTGGTCAATCACTATGGATGTGATCCTAAGTGAGCGTATGGAGTTGAATAGCTGTACGGTAGTATCAGCTTCATTGATGCGACCACCTACGGCTGCACCCTTACTGTCTACTATAATCATGTCAGCTTTCTCATCTGCTATACGCTTGGCTATGGTATGTACGTTGTCATTGAACGGCCCATCCATATACTGGTAGCATAGTTCGGGAGTCTCTATGCCTAGACCGGAAGCCAGTGCCTTGAGTCGTTCATCTAAGTTTTGTTCACCGTCTTCCCAGTCCAGGTATAGTATCTTCCCCTTGAGGGGGGTCAGGCCTACGGCTGATATCTCCTCAGTAATCAGCAAAGACAGAAAGAGAGACACGTAGCTTTTACCTATCCCTGATTCTCCATATAGTATTAAGGGTACATCTCTTCTAATCAAAGGGTGCAGAAGATAGGGTACTTCCTTGCGTGGTTCTAGTTTACCTATCTTCACTAAGGGGTGACCCTCTCTATGCTTCCTCATGCTCTTAACACATACATATTCGATAATTGATTCCCAGTCCGGGGTATCGAGTCTTGCTTTAAGTATCTTTGCTATCTCTGATTTAGATCTAGCAGAAGACATGTTCTGTCGTTGGGTTATTATGTGTGAGTTACTTAGGTCAACATATTTGGTAGGGTCTGCTACCACTGTCATGTCTCCCATAAGGTTGCCATCTCTTTCCCGGAATTTCTCCATTGTTATAGAGATGCCTTCATCCTCAAACTCATACTTATGATACCCAACCATTAAGGTTTCTTTTATACTCATACGTCTATTCCTTTAAAGGTTTGTTTATCTTCTCTTGGCTTGGGTGGTATGTACTTCTTCTGTTCCTTATGTATGTTCATCTCCAGAGTACCTTCTTCAGTAGATAACTTACTGACTAGATCCTCTAAAGCGTTAGCGATGCGTGCTGCCTGCTGCCTAGAATGACAACCCCCACACCATAAGGAAGTGTGGGGATAGTCTAGTTCAGGACAGGAGTTTACTCTGTCGTTATGCATTGGATACCTTCTTCTTTCTTTCCTTCTTGTCGAACACACTATAGGAAAGTTGAGTATACAATGAACACATTGTATTGAATACCAACGCTGGTTTTTCCCAATCGGTTATAGTCTTTACCTCAAACTCCTCATCAGTCTTGGATAGCCTGACAACTGCACCTGATATACCACCGTATATGTCAGCCAGTTGTTTGTTGCCGTTCCATATAGAATGACAGTAAGCAGCTACTTGGTATCCAGCCTCATCATATATACCTGAGCCTGTCTTCCAATCAAACACTACTAACTTGTGATCAGGTGTAAGTCCAACTGCATCTACTGTACCTGCATAAAGAGGTAGATTGAATTTCTTAGCACCCGGAACAGCCGGGTCTGGAACATATCCGTCTATGTAGGTAGCAAACTCTGTCTCAAGGAACACCATGTCCGGGTAGTTAGCCGTGATAAACACTAGCCAATTATCAAACGCCTTTGCCACCTCAGTATGCAAAGACAAAGCATCGGGGCGAAGTTGATACATTTCCTCTCCAACTTCTGACCATTCGGTATAGGGGTTGTCCATCTTGTACCTGATTGCTTTGTTAATTAGGTCATGTGCTTGAGTACCTATCTTACCCGCATGTTTGAACTCTTCACTCGGTGCAGACTTGATATCCTTTATGAACTCATCTACTGGAGTATCATGTCTTGGCTTGTATTCGTTTTTCCAATGTTCTCCTGCCTTCTCGGCTACCTTCTTTGCATACCATTGGGGTAGTGCATGTTTAACTGTAGTGTAGGATAGTATGTGTGTAACAGAAGGATACATTGCTACTGCACCTTCTAGTTCATACCCCCTACCTGCACCACGTTTACTTGTTACTCTCGTCATGTAGGTTTCTCTCGATATATCTTTACGAGGCCAAACCTTTATCATCTCTCGTGTTTCTTCCATTGTTTATTTTTTCTCCTGTCTAAAATCTTCTGGTGGTTCTAGTCCTTCTTCTAATGCTTTATCTTTACATGTTTTAGCCGCCTTCATGTAACCGTTACCTGTTATGGATACGTAGTCTTCAAGTTCTTTAACACCCAACCATCTAACTACATCGTCCATAGACCATCCACACTTTTGCATGTATTCAACAAAGGATGATCTCGACTTGAGTTCCTTTGGTTGCTTGTAATCCCACTCAGCATTATCTAATGAGGATTCTTCTGGCTTATCGTCAGGTCTTATCTCTACTATCTTTGCACCTTGCTTGGATGCTTCCTCTACTAGAGGTGAAGCTTTAAACCTACCGTAGAATACATCTAGTATCTTTGGATACAACAGACTTGCGTTATACACATGTTCCTCTAGAGTATCTCCACTTGTTTGTTCAAAGGCTAACTTCAGGGCTATCTCCTGAACTATTATCCTATCCTTCTGACTAAGTTCTTCTTCCTTTATTAATCCAGTAGCTGATGGTGCTTGTACTGTTGGCACTACCTTTGGCATGTCAGTGGCTACGCTGCTGGCGGATTTGACTGAGTCAAGGAAAGATTCTTTCTTTATGTTCCTTTCGTCAACCACACCCTCGAATATCGCTACGTTATACCAGAAGTCTGAAGGCCATGAGCCATCCTTACCATCCTTTAGGCTGCTCTGTACAAGTTTAACCTTGAACCTTGCACCAGACGTTGGATCACCCAATGCTTCAGCCTGTTCTGGTGTTAGGTGTAGGGGCATAGGCCAATCCTTTGTTATCCCCGGTACCATAGCACGTATCATCACGCCACCGTCAGGTTTGTTAACCTTCTCTCTGTATTCTATTTCTATTGTTTGGTTTAGATCTACCAATTTATTCTCCTTTACAACTTTATTTTATTTTGTTATCCTAATTAAAACACCATCACATCTCTCGTGATACATTTGGTGTTCTCCTTTGTTTGGGGAGCAGTAGTTTTCACCATGTTTTTCTACTGCTTCTCTATGTCTACTGTTCTTTTTCATCTGGACTGGATATGTTAAACGCATCTCTGAATTTCTTTTTGTCAATAAAGTAGCGTTCCTTATCGTTTGACTTGAACGACTGACTTCCAGGTATCTCGTTATCCTTGACCATCTTGTAGATGGTGGATCTACTTATACCCAGTATCTTTTGTATCGAAGCCAGATCAACGAACAGTGACTTGGTATCATCCCATAGTTCTCTTCTTAAATCTTTTTCCATATTTACCTCCTTCTTATTGTATTATAGTTTATATGTACATATGTGTCAAACATATATATATTTACACTTCTTTCATGGAAGTGTAAATATATATGTATATAGTATATATATAATATACATACTATTTGTTTATTGGTTGACCGTCTTTGCTAACTTCACTTGAACAATGTCTCATGAACAATCTGAATGCTTCTTTTTTATCCAGGTCATTCAGTATAATTCCGTTCGGGTGTTTGACTTTGATAAACTTCCTCAGTTCTGGGTCTTCTAGTTTGGATGCAGGGTATTTAAATACTGCAACTCCAACAAGATTTTTATCATGGACTATAGATACCTTCTTGATGTGTCTGTTGAATTGCTTTTTATATTCACCGAGCCGCAACATCACATCCCCCCACGTTTCCACATCCCATTCTTGGCTTTCATCTTCATCAAAGGGCCAGTTCCTTTCTCGGTTAGTGAACGGTGGAAGTGATTTAAGAAAAGTTAACAAATTAGGCAGCTCACCCACCTCAACATCAATCTCTCCACCCATACCGGCATCATTAACAAAGGCAAACTTCCTACCGGCATGGTAAACAGTTCCCTGTGCTCCTAAATTTTCACGTGCAGTCCATGTTTTGTATCCTTTTATTTCAAAAGATTCTATAATTTTGTCTCTTCCTATTTCAAAGTTATTCATTTTTGTGTACTCCTATATGCTATCTTTGGTAATAGTTCCTTCTCTGCTACTATCTTTAAAACCTCTACATCATTGAGTGCATCTACTGGATCTCTCTCCAGTAGAGTACGCAATGAATTCTTCAACCAGTCACTGGTATCATTAGATTCCAGTATCATTTCCTTGGTTATCTTTATCATTATGTTCTCCTTAACCTACCTGTAGTAGATAGCCACACCTACCACAGTAGTAGTAATCATTCAGTGATCCGTTATCTCTTTTATACATACCATGACATGTATAATCATGGCATTCATGGTCTTCACATGTACAATCTTTCCATTCTTCACCATCCAAAGATGAAGAACAATCCTTTTCTTCCAATGCCTTTTCTTTTAGTTCATCGTTTCCTGCGTGACTCATTTAGTTCTCCTTTATATTTATTTACAGGTCTGTAATTTTTTTACAAGTTCTGTAAATCCCTTTGCTGCCATTGCTGGAACGACTGCGTTTCCAAGGGCTCGTAAGCGTTGCTCCATCCCAATGGGAAGCCCATTAACCACTCGACAAAAAGAGGGTTCAATCTCTGGCATGTGAGCGAGTGTGTGTGCCCATCCGAGGTCGTCATCGATTGTGGGTGGTGCAAACCTGAGCGTGTAGCTGCATCCGGGAGCATGTGTTTCACTTTCGAATAGGTTCCTCCCTTGTAATCCCTGGATAGAGCAGTCGGCCAGTTCTTCCTTACCATTGCTTTGTATGTCGCTTGTAGCTTCAGCTTTATCCTCGGTGCTTTGCCTTCCATCTCTTTCCTCTTGTAGTCCTCGTTCCCACCTTGGCTGTCCGATGCCGATGCCGTTCTCCACATTTTTAAGGTAGGGCTTGAGGTAGTCTGTGTCTGTGACACATGCGAGCATGAGTAGTCTTCTCCTACGGTGTGGTAAGCCAACTTCACTCGCTGAGAATAAGTCTTCCGTAACTGTGTAACCCATTTCTTGTAGGTCTTTTCTGATTGTATCGTGGTAGTATCGTGAGATGTTTTCGACATTCTCAAGAAAGAGAGTTGGGTGTCCGAGCTCTCTTGCAATCCTCTTGACTTCATGCCAGAGGTTTCTTGGATCGTCATCTCCGAGTCTCTTGCCTGCAACTGAGAAGGGTTGGCAAGGGAATCCCCCAATGAGGATGTCCACCTTGCCATGAAGTCCTTCTCCTCTGAAGGTTCTAAGGTTAGACCAGATAGGAGCATCGTCAAGGTTTTCTTCTTTAATTCTTTGAGCCAAGATTTGGCCAGCCGTGATTTCGTTTTCCACGTACATGACTGTTCTAGTTTTTGCAACGCTCTTGACTCCGAGTTCAAGTCCTCCGATTCCCGTGCATATTGAGACGGTACGTAAATTATACTCATTCATTTACTCTCCCTTTATTTCTGAATCTTAATGTGTCTTTATTCACATACTTATCATAGAGTTCATCTCTCTCTTTAAAGAGTTCCCCTATCCTTTTCTTTAGGCGTTCATTCTCTTCCTCTAGCTGCCTTGTCTTGTAGCTTTTATATTTCAGACCTTCTTCCAATGGCTTGATGACATGGTCATCTGCCAACGGCTCAAGATCTCTGCTCTCACGTGCTTCATCTATGTCTTCTCTGCTCATCTGTCCTGTTTCTACTGTACTGTAGAACCCACACTCTATACACTCCACCGATGTATACCATCCATCCTCGTTCTCTCTGTGCATCTCGTCATCGAGACAGTTTGGACATGTTGTTTCATCGCTTGAATCACTCATTATATTCCTCCTTACATTGTTTCCTCATGTGTATCTACGTAGTCATGTGATTCTACACGTAGCTCTACACTTCTAAATTGTGTAATGTTAGCTACTATATTAGGCAGTGCTTCTGCTAATGCATCTAATATCGTAGTGTTACTTCCTCTAGCACGGACATAACGTCCGTTATTTATATCACTTCTCACAGTGATTGCTATCGTATGGTATTGAGTCGATTCTAGTACTGGCATGTTATTCCTCCTAACCTATTGTTATGGGTTCGCCCCATTTAAATCTTGTCGGCAACCAGAATCCGTGGTATTCTACGGCACCATCGAATGTCCATTCCACATCTTTCTCATTATATTTCCACATTTTTCTATACTCATACCACTTCCTTTTCATCTGCCTGAGACAATCCTCTTCTGTCTCTGCTATGAAGCAGTACTCATACTTCAGTCCTTGTAAAACCCCATACCAAAACCATTTTTGTTTCATTGTTATCTCCTTTTATTTTCTTGTGTACTCATGCTTTACTCCTAGTTCCTTCAATAGTTTCTTACCTTCAGCACCCTTGCTGCCCTTGGGCTGAGTGCCATGTACCCATAGTGCAAACGATTCCTCTCCAACTATAGCGTGCCACTCGTCAGTATCTACCTCAAGCCCCTTCCTCTCTGCTTCCTCTGGGCTGAACACAACCTCGGCACACTTGAGATTGAACTCATCAATCAACGCATCATCTCTACCGCCACGGCTTGCAGTCAGCTTGAAGTTGCTTGGTATTTCAGGACACTCAAGCCAATACCTAAGTGACTTAGTATATGCATAGAATATTTTATTGGGGTATAGACTAGCTACTTGCATCCAAGCATTGAAGTACTTAGCATTGAAGAAGTCTCCACCTTGGTGTACTCTCATCAGAGTTAAATCCTCTGCCACGCTCTCATGTATCACAGATACCATCTCCTCTGTATCCATCTTACGCAACAGATCAAAGTTATGCCACGCCATTGCCCTTAGTTGTGGACTCATAGCTTCACTCGATGCACTAAAACATCTGAACTCGGTATGCTTGCCATCTGTTATATGCCCAGTCACTCTGTCTGCCTTGGATAGACAGTCAAGTGCGAACGGACACGTCCATCCACTCGGTAGGCTGCATGTGTATGCATTGAGTTCTATGTCTGGATACTCATAGTACCACCATTCCTTGATTGCCTTGAGTTTCGCTTGGCTCTTGGCACTCGCAAATTTAAGTAGTTCTGTATCTCCATGCGTGTGCCACCTTATCTCCTTCATCGTGTCATGCCATTTATCAACACCTTTATAAATCTGCAAAGGACTTTCCATATCTCGCTCTCCTTTTGTATGTATTACTTACAATTTGAAAGTATAGAATCTCGCACTGTCATGAGTGCGTGCAAACTATTCTTATCTGTTATGAAATTCTTTCCCATTACTCTCACGGATTGCGTATGCCCGCACGCCTGGCACATAACCCATGATTGACCTCTGTCATGTCTGATCTGCCACTCTTTGTGAACAGATGGACAGTCACACTTCTCGCAAATGATTCCCATGTTTACACCTCTCTATATATTTTCTTCTCGCCATGTACACTTGAGACACTTTTCGCCTCGCACTTCTAAAACAATCTCTGCTAGAATTTCGCTTATACTTCTCTTGTCATGTGGAAGTATTTGATTAACATAAAATCTTTCTATCTCTTCCTCTGTAGGATATGTTCTTAAGAACAGAATTATTTTATGCACTAAATCATTCATGTCTCACCTCTTTCATATTGTCCATACTTCATCTCCTTCTTCGTTATATACAGCTATAGGTAGACACTCTTGTTCGTACGTTGAGGCTGACCCATCACACTCTGGTACATCTACTTGAGATAGAGTAGTATCATCAAAGAAATTCTCATCTAGTTCTACAGTAACCTCATGTGTCGATGTTGTTTCATATGCGATTCTATATTTTTTCGTACAAACTTCACTGTCATCGTCTATGTTAATTTTATTCATCTCGCACCTCTCTCTCTAATATTTTTTGTAACTAATACCAACAAAATTAAATGAGTAAGAACCCAGTTAGCATTGGCTTGCGTGTCTCTCGCATTGGTTCTTCCTCTCCGTCTACGTTCTCTCTCTCTTCTCTCTGGTCACTATTGTCGCTCGACATTTTCTCTGTTATCGTATCGTCTACTACAAACGAAAACATATCCATGTTTAATGATGGCATCTCTCTCACCTCTCTCATATATCATAGATTTACACATGATTAATTAATCTAATGTGTTTTGATATAACAATTTATTTTGTAACTAATACATACAAAATATTCTGATCACATACACACACGCATCCAGGCACACGCATCCAGGCACACTCACTCTCTCACGCACGGATCTATCCAAACGCCTAGAAAAAAAACAAATAAAAAAAACCTATCCAAACCAATACCAAAAATAATTGGTATCAATTCAAATAGATTTAATTTAGATGTTAGATTGTTTTAATTGTGATTTATTAAATATCACAATTGCAGTAATACAGAATTAATTAATTGCTTGTTTTTTCTGTCGTTTCTTCATTGTTACCATAGGTTTCATCTACTAAATTATTATATGGTGTATCAATTGTTGGCGTATTATCTACAAAACCACCTCCACAAATACAAACAGTATCCTTTATGAAGTCTTCAATTTGTAAGTCGCTAAAGTCTTCTTTTGGAATTGTTACTTTTGCTTTACATTCACAAACCAAAACATAATTAGTTATTGAATGTTTTGGTGGTTTTGGTGTTCTGTTTTTAATCTCTTCACCATCGATAGTAGTTGAAACAATGGCATCATTTGGGAATAATGTTTCAATATTTTTAACTAATGATTTACCTAAATCATTATCAATTATTGCAACATTAAAATAAGCTTTTGCTTTGTCGTTTCCATCGTGATCGGTCAATTTCAAACCATGTTTAGCAATCTCTTTTCCTATTGTTTTAGGTGACATTCTCATGTTTTTGTTGATTGCGTCTACCCATTTTTTATCACCAGTTTTTAAGTTGCGTTCTTCATGTTTCTTCAACTGATGTATTACAAATGGGATACCTTTTATTAATGTATCTTTAGCACTGATAAACGGTATCAAGTTTGTAGCATATCGAATTACAATTCTGATTCTATCTGAATTTAGCAATTCAACTTTATCAACCACAATAGGATTTAAAGTTTGTTTGTTATCTTCAAATTGAATAGTTCTGATGTTGATATTCTTTTCCGTTGCGTATTTTCTAACAATTGGAAAATAAAATTTTGCAATTGTTATATCTTGTGGCAACAAATCAAGATTATCAAGATTGAATGGTAAATCGCTTGCTATCTGTTCTAACGTCATTGTATTTAATTGTTTAGTCATTGGATGTTTTCCTTTTTGTTTTGTATGCATTACATACAATCGG